ATTTATGCTAAAGTTCATTTTTTTGGTTGGGGAAATATTGGAGCTTGCTATCCCATTGAACCCGGAATGGAAGGATTATTATTATTTAATGATAGAGAACTTGAAACTTGGTTTTTAACCAGTGAAGGTGGAAACTTAGCATATGATAGATGCCACGATTTATCAGATGCGATATTTATTTGCGGACTACATAGTCAACCTAAAATCCCTCTATTGCCATTTATTGAGGCTTGTTTGCATATTTATTACAAAGGTAGTGATATTCAAATAAAAGATGAATCAATAACTACAAATACGAAAGAAAATACGCTCAATGCGGAAAATTCTGATACAATAAACACAAAAGATTATACAAATAACTGTACTAATTATAATTTAAACAGTACAACAAACACTATACAAAGTACTACTACAAATATAACAAGCGTAGTAAATATAACGGGTAATACAACAATAACAGGGACAACTCAATCAACTACATTACAAGATTTAACTGCAGCTACAAATACTTTTACAACGGCAGATGGAAAACTTGTAACAGTAGTTAATGGAATTGTTAGAACTATCGTTGGTTAAATGTTGTATAATATTAAATAAAAGGATAAAAAATGATAGTTCGTTCTGTTTTAAAAGATAATAATGGGTATGAAGAATGGCAGTTCGGTCATTCTTTTGGTGATTATAGAACAGAACAAGACCAGATTGCACAAGACATTTATACAGCATTATATGAGTGGAAATATAATTGCTTTTTTGCATTAGATAATGGTATTGATTGGTATACTCGTTTAGGTAGCAAAAATCAAAAACAATTACTAGATGATGATGTTATCAAAACTATTCAAAACAGAGAAGGAGTTTTAAATGTATTTGATTTTAACAGCAATGTTGTTGGTAGACATTATACTTGCTCCTGCAAGGTATTTACAGAGTATTCGGGTAGCGAACTAAATATAGAATTTAATTTGTAGGTAAAATATGGCAGATGAATTAACATATACAGGTTTAGAAACAAAAGATAATAATACCCTTGTTAGTGACTTAGTACAAGGTTTACAAGATATTTATAGCAGAAACGGTGAAATATTAAATCTTGATTCTAATACACCGGATGGACAATTAATCCAATTACTTGCTTATATGGGAACCACTATAAGAGAATTAATCACAGAAACTTATAATTCCTGTGACCCTGATAAATGCGTTGGAGCAGTCCAAGATAATAGATATCAGATTAATTATTTAGAACGAAAACAAGGTTCATTTACCCTTCAAAACATTACAATTACTGCAAATCAAACAGTAACATTACAAGGTTTAGATGCTTCATATAACGACGCCGAAGCAGCTGCATACGCTGTATCAGACAATAATGGTAACATCTGGTATTTAGTTGATTCTACAACTATTTATAGCGGTATTACCACATTAGAATTTAGAGCAAAAGAAAAAGGTGAAGTAGTTCCTGTTATTGGAACAATTACAAATCAGGTAACAATAGTTCCCGGTGTTCTATCAGTAATTAATAATGTAGGCGCAACAGCTATTGGTATTGAAGAAGAAAGCGATAGCGATTTTAGAATAAGAAGAAATCAATCAGTATCAAGAGTAGCACAAAATAGCGCAGATGCTATTGAATCGCAATTATTGGCATTAGATGGAGTTGTAGCAGTGAAAGTTCATCAAAACAGAACATCAACTACTGATGCAACAGGAACAGCCGGACATACATTATGGGTAATTGCAGAAGGTGGAGCTAATACAGATATTGCAGATATTATTTACTTAAATATGGCAGGTTCGGATACCAGAGGTAATGTTTCAGTAGCATTAACTTCATCGAGTTTACAGCCAATTACAATTAGGTTTGATAGAGAAATTATTAAACCACTATATATTAAATTCACAATACTACCGATAACAGATTTAGGTGAAATTAACCAAAATGATATTAAAGCATATATTTCAGAAAATCTTGTTTATAACATAGGCGAAGATGTTGAAACATCAAAAGTAACTCAAATATGTGCAGACGCGATGTTATCAGATGGTGGAAATGGATATGCCCTTGATGTTCAATTATCAACAGGTGGAACAGCGACAGCGAGTGTTTCAGGAACCGGAATAACAGCAGCTACGGTAATAGCAAGTGTATTTCAAGATGAAGCAGGTGATACAACTGCAAATTATACATTTACCTATTCATCTACTAAATGGACTTTAGGTGGTAACGAAGTTGACTTAGCAGATTATGGAATCAGCTATACAGGAACACCAGTAGATAGTGATACTATAACAGTTGCATTTACAGCTGGAACTTGGACAGATTATATTGCAGTAAGTTCTTTGGCTGATAAATTCACAACAGACACAAATAAAATATACATTACGGTAGAAGAATAAAATGGACTACGATTTAGAATTACAAAATATAAAAAATTGGATAAAAGATTTAATAATAATTCAATATAGTCAATCTCCTAAAAATAGAGCACTTATTGATTTGTTAGTAGAACTTTTATTTGCAAATAATTTAATTCTAAAAATCAGGGATTTATGTTTAAATGTTGATGAATCAGTGGGTGCTCAGTTAGATGTAGTTGGCAAATGGGTAGGAATTGATAGATATTATAACGCAATTGATTTATGGACAAGACCTTACTTATCTTATGTAACATATCCGGATATTCAGAACGAAACATATAACGACTTGCAAGGTGGATTTTCAACATTTGATACATTTGATAATAATGATGGTGGGTTTTTAACATATGTTGCTTGGCAAAAAGTGAGAACAGCTACTAATATGTTAGGGGATGAATATTTTAGAAGCCTAATTAAGTTAAAAATAATTAAAAATTCTATAAACCACACTTGTAAAAATATTGACGATGCTATTTGGAAATGGTCTGAAGGAAATGTTTATACAACTTGGGAAAAAATGGAACTAACATACCATTATAATAGTGAATATAAGACAATAATTCAATTAGCAGGCTACAAAAATGCATTACCTTGTCCAGTCGGATGTAGCTTGGTAACGGAGGAAATAAATGGCTAAATTAACACGTATAACCGGGAAAGTATTTGGTGCAACTGCTTCACCTACTGGAAATGACCCTACAATAGGACCAGAAATAGGACAATTTGGTTCAGCACTAGCAGGTACATATTTTGGAACAACTGATGTTGCACAAATTCAAGCATTACCAGCTTGGGGAGAAGGTTTTATCGGGGCGGTAACACCTCAAAATCAATATCCGACATTACCGGAAATGACAGGTTTTGGTAAAGCATTAAGCTATCAATCAACATATTTATTGCAAGAAGGTATGCCTGAATATGATGAAAATACAACATACTATGAAAATTCAATTTGTAAAGGATTAAATAGTCTAGGAAAACTTGTATTTTTTAGGTCAAAAGTTGATGATAATATAGGACACGCAGTAACAGATACAGACTACTGGGAAGAATTAAGTTTTGGTGGTGGTGGTGATTCCACAAGATTAGCAGGTGAGATTATTGCTTCAACCGTTCCATTATTAGATGCTGGATTACATTTATTAGATGGTTCTGTATTACAATCTGATTTATATAGTGGTTTTGTAGATTTTATTGCAGAATTATATAATAGTGGTGATTATTCAAATATATTTACAACAGAAGCAACTTGGCAAAGTACAGTAACTTCATATGGTGTTTGCGGTAAGTTTGTTTATAATAGCGGAACAAATACTGTAAGACTTCCTTTAATAACCGGGTTTATTGAAGGAGCTTCAAGTGTTTCAGGCTTAGGAAGTATAACTGCAGCAGGTTTACCAACCCACTCGCACACAGCAAGCACAGACACAACCGGTTCTCACTCTCACACAAGAGGTACAATGAACATTACTGGTCAAATGTATGGTCAAGCTGATACAGGTGGAATTTATAATTTAGTAACTGGAGCATTTTATAAAACAGGTAGCGGAGGCAACGTAGGTAACGCTGGACAAGATAGTAATAACTATTTGATAGGCTTTGATGCTTCAAGAAGTTGGTCAGGCTCAACATCATCCGCTGGTTCACACTCTCACTCGGTAACAGTAGCAAACGCAACCGGTATTTATGGTAGTTCTAATACTGTTCAACCGCAATCAATCAAAGTTTTATACTACATTGTTGTAGCAAATACAGTAACATCAAGCGTTCCATTTGATTTAGATGGTCTAATGGCTGAAATTAACAGCAAAGCAAGCAAGGCAGTCGAAACAACTCAAAATGTTCAAACAACAACTGGAACAATTACTCTTGAAAGCGATAAATCAATTTATTCTATCACACCATTGGAAAATACAACATTTACATTTGATACAACAAACTTAAGCATAAGTTCAGCTGTAGCGTATACATTCGAATTATATGTAAATATGTCAACCGCTTACAGTTTAACATTCCCTGCAAGTGTCACTTGGCAAGATGCTACTGCTCCAGATTTAAGCTCAACTGGTACTTATTTCTTAGTATTCCGTACTATAGACGGTGGTACTACTTGGCTTGGTAACTTACAAGGAGTTTGGTAATGGGAATAAGAACAAAATTAAACCCAATGGGAGGAAAAGTAGGTGGCGGAAGCGTAACTTATGAGCCTAAAGTTGCTAGTTCGGGTTATACAACTTGGTATATAGATTCTAGTGACGATTTATATGGTTGTGGTTCTGGTGGACGAGGTCAACAGGGCAATGGAAGCACATCTAATGTTACAACTTTCACTAAAAGAGCGAGCAATGTTGCTGGTGTTGCTTGCAGTCATTATACATCTTGGTATGTGAATTTAGACGGTGATTTATATGGATGTGGTTATGGACCTTATGGACAACAAGGTAATGGTAGTACTAGTGATGTTTTAACATTTACCAAAAGAGCAAGTAATGTAGCTAGTACTGCTTGCAGTCAAAATACATCTTGGTACTTAACTAATGACGGCGATTTATATGGTTGTGGTTATGGTGATTATGGGAGCCAAGGAAATGGTGACACTTCTAATGTTACAGTTTTTATTAAACGGGCTAGCAATGTAGCTGGGTTTAAAATTGGAGGACTACAGGGGCAAACAACTTGGTATCTAACCACTTCTGGATATTTATATGGTTGTGGATACGGGGCAGATGGTGCTCAAGGAAGTGGTGCACAGAATAATGTTAGGGAGTTTACTCAAAGAGCAAGTAATGTTAAAGATTTTACTTGCAGTGCATTAACGGCTTGGTATATCACCACATCGGGAGATTTGTATGGTACAGGTAATGGTGTCTATGGACAACAAGGAAGTGGTTCAACAAATGCTGTTTTAACATTTACCAAAAGAGCAAGTAATGTAGAAAAAGTTGTTTGTTCAAGAGTAACGACTTGGTATATCAATACATCTGGAGATTTATACGGCTGCGGAGAGGGTGGTTTTGGGCAACAAGGGAATGGTAGCGGTAGTGGTCAAGAAGGTTCTAATAATGTGACTACTTTCACAAAACGGGCTAGCAATGTAGCTGATGTTTGTTGTGGCGAATATGTAACTTGGTACTTAACTAATGATGGTGATTTATATGGTTGCGGCAGTGGAGGTAGCGGAAAACAGGGTAATGGCAGTACGTCAAATGTAACGACTTTCACAAAACGGGCTAGCAATGTAGTAAAAGTTTTTTGTAGCGATGAAGTAACTTTTTATGTAAATGAAAACAATGAACTATATGGATGTGGAAGAAATAATTACGGTCAACAAGGTGATGGTACTACAAATAATGTTACAACCTTCACCAAAAAAGTAGATTTATAAGGAGTGAAAAATGATTCAATACGTAAAATACATTAATGAAACAACAATAGAATATCCTCCTAAAAACAAGGGGAATATTATTAACTATAATCTTGATTATGAACAATTAAGATTAGATGGTTATAAGGTATTTGAACCTGCTGAAAAAGAAGTAGGCAAGGCTTATAACATAACTTACACTCAAACAGCTACTAAAGTTATTGAAAATGCTGAAGAAATTATCCCAGACCCCGAAGAAGTTTTAAGAGAAGCTAAACAAAATAAATATAATGAAGCAGTATTTAAAGCTAATGAATACATTCAATCAGGCAATGCTTTATATGAATTTGAAGAAGGTAAACATATTGAAGCTACAGACGGGAATATCGGTAAATTTACAGCTTATGCCTTAGCATATGTAACAGGGCAATTAGAACCTACCGATACAGTTGTTTGGAACACAAAAGAAGATGAAACGGTTGAACTAACACAAGCACAAGTACAAGAAATTCTAATAGGTTTAGGTGCTGTTCAAGCTAATGTTTGGACTGTTCAATATCCAGCTTACATTACAGCAATAAATGAAGCAACAACAGTTGAAGAAGTAGAAGCAATAATAATTGAATACGGGGAATAAAATATGACACTTAATTTTATTAAACCTATAACAACAATAAACGGAGCAGATTCAGACAATAAACCTTTGCATTTTTTTGATAAAGGTTTTCTACTCGGTGGAGAACACGAACCTCAATACCAGGATGTCACCATAGCAGGTCAGATGTCTTTAACTCTTTTAAATGCTAAAGCTGACAGCTTAGAATATTTAAAAGCATTTGGTAAGTGTGAGCAAAAGTTATTGCCTGACGGGTATACACAAGTAGAGTATATTGAAACAGATGGCAATTGTTGGATAGAAATACCAATCGTATCTGATATTACTACAGAATTTGAGATAACAGCAAGCAATATAATATCTGTTGCTTGCCAATTAATGGTAACTCAAGCATCGATATCAAATAACTACTTTATGATAGGAAAGGCAACGGCAACTGAAAAAGTCGTTGGCAGAATTGGAGCTGATACATTAAATTCATCCATAGACGGTGTTGCTAAATTTACGGCAAAAGTAAACGCAAGCTCTTTTTATGTTAATGGTTCAAAAATTGGAGATTTTACATCCACCGCATTAGACGGACTTGGAAATGTTGATTTATTTAGAGGCGTTTACCCTGGTTCTACATATTATGCTATGGCGGGTGCAAGAGTACACGAAGCTATAATAAGAAAAAGCGGTTCTGAAGTTTTCCACGGTATACCTGCTAAAAATTCATCTAATGTAATTGGTTTATAT